TAAATTGAACTAAATCAAATTCAACATCTATTGGCCCTGTTAAATCATTATTTGTAAGAGTAAAGTCAATAGTTATTTCATAACTTAAAGTTCTACTATTACTTTGATTATTTTTAAAAATAGGTGAGCCTGGTAGATTTCCATCACCTACAACAAATATGACATTAGTGTCAAATACACTCCCATAATTTTCCGTAAAGTCCTTTTGCTGCCAATATGTAGGCACAATTGCATATCTATTTGCACCCGGGCCAAGTGAGCCTCTTGTTAAGTAGGTGCTACTATCTGCTAAGTTCTTACCATTGGCCTGAAGGTATAAGTCCTGCCTATGTAACCTAATTTCCTTTTCTGTTAGAGCAGCAATAGAATCACCATTTAAGTCTTTGATGGCTGTAAGATCAATCTCTACATCCTGTCGAGCCTTAAACTGCTCTCTAAAGTTATCATCAATAATTCCAACAGTTATCTCCCAGCTATCTGTGTCACATACATTATGCTCCTGGTAGATGGCAAGGTTAAGCATGCCATTGAACTCATAAGGCTCACCACCATACCCAACATCTGAAGTTATTTGGATGGTGATTTCGGCATTGATAAAGTATTGGTCATAAAGAGCCTTGATTAAAGTAGCTCCTCTCTCATAGAATCGCATCTCAGTTGAGAATGGTTGATCTATGCCATGAGACTCCATCCTGATGGCTGTGAACTCAATTGCATCCCAGCCAATCGGTTCTTCTACCTCAGTGCCATTAAGAAAAAAACTCCATCCTGCCATGCTTCAAAAATAGATAAAAAAAAGGGATAGCAGTACTACCCCTCTTTCACCTATCTAAACCAAACATTAATTCTCAGTCCTAAATCTATTATTTAGAATCTTAGTTGTCCTCCTTGGTGTTCTTATGAACTTCTCGAAACCTCTTTCATCCATGTTGAGTTGAGTAATTGGCAATCCTTTTAGGATGCTTCCAAGTTCCCTTATTTCGCCCACAACAGGACTGCCACTGCTTGACTGTCTTCCCGATTGCATACTGCCCCAATAAACCTCCTGCCTACTTAGTGCATGATTAGGAATTACCTGAGAGCCTTTAGGTAAGTCCACCAGGGTGGCTGTTGGTGGAGTGAAATAGACCTTGCCCGATTCAGTCACTACTTTCTCAACTCCTCTTTCACCTACCATTGCCTTACCTCCTTTGAATGGCTTGCCTTTAGTTCCTTCTGCAAACTCAGGCACTGGTTGAGCCATAATAAATCCTATTTGTGCAGCCTGATTAAACAGTGTAAGAGCAGCAAGTGGTAATGTAACTGGGCTGCTTGACCATTTAGCAACTATGGCAGCAGTTTCAAATATTACTCTTGCAACAGCAGCAGTTTGTTCAGCTTTCCATGCTTTCATTTTTAGCTCTTTTTCCTTTTCTGCCTTACGCTGATTGATTTCATCAATTTTTTGCTGGTTGCCATCTGCAAGCCTGATTTCCTCGCTGTAACGCTTATCAAGTAGGCTTAATTCATTGTTTATCCTTGAGGCATAGAAGTTAAAAGCTGATTGGGTTAATTGATTAGTTAATTCAAAAACCTGAATAAGATTTTTAATTTGTTCTTCTTTTTCATCATCTTTTCTTTTTTTCCTTTCTTCTGCGAATTGCTTGTCAAGCTCATCCATTTTCTCTTGATGTTTTAAATCAAGTTGTTCTAATTCAAAATCAGTTTTTTCTTTTTTGCTTATTCTTTCCTCTTGAGCCTTTGTTTTGTCTTGCTCAAATTTTGCATTTGCTATCCTTTGCTTATTGATTTCTTCTAAAGTTGATTGAGTTTCTTGTTTTAAGTCTCTAACAGTCTCAACCCTATTTAAAGTCCTTTCCTTATCAGTTACTTTGATGGCATCAGTTGCAGCCTGAACTCCTTTGCCTGAATATTCGACTTGAAGATTGTAGGCATCGTTTAAGTATTTCTTTTCAGCCTTATATTCTTCTCTAAGGATATCAATCTTGTTATCAAAGTTTATTTTGATATTCAATTGAGCTAACTCTCTTGTAAGTTTAAGAAGTTGCAACTTCCTCGCATATTGCTTCTCTTCAAACTTTTGAGCCTCCTTAGCAGCTTTAGGATCAACAATTGGAACTGCATTGGCTTGTTCCCTTGTTTTAATTTCTTCTTTATAAGCATCTATTACTGATTGCTGAATCAAGAACTGTTCTCTCAATGCATCAGCAGTTGCTTTGTCAGTGGTATTCTTAAATTGTTTTTCAATCAAGTCAAGCTTTATCTCCTCTTGTTGAACTTGCGCCCTAAGAGCATTACTTGAAAGCAGTGAAGTCTGTTTTAATGTTTCATTGTATGCCTTCTGATTCTTTTCTGCTTGAGCATCATCCTGAGTCTTTAGGAGTTGATTAGCATAATAAAGAGCTTTTTCGAGTAAAGCAGAAGTCTGAGTCATTAAAGGCATAAAGAACCTGCCTACTCTTGTTTGGAATATTGTAAAAGCATTTGAAATCTTATTAACATTTTGAGCAAGACCATTTGTTCCCGATGCTTCTTGGGAAGCTTTTGCAAGTTCTGCCGTAAATGGAATTATAAAATCCCTTGATGTTAGCTTACCAGTTGCCATCATCTTGTTAAGTTCCTGTTCGGTTACTCCAATTGATTTTGCAGCAATTGAGAATGCCCCAGGAATTCTCTCACCAATCTGACCTCTTAATTCTTCAGCCTGAACAGTGCCTTTAGAAATTATTTGACCTAAAGCAAGAAATACCCCTTTAGCATCCTCTGAACTTAATCCAAAAGCTTTTACTGCTTGAGCAACATTTTCAAACACTTTTTGAGTTTGCGAATTAGTAAGGCCTGCTTGCGATGCAGCTCCTGATAAAGTCTTATATCCAGCAACAGAGGCTTCTAAACTAATTCCAAGTTTATTGGATGTGTCAATTAAAAATTGAAATGATCTACCTCCTGCAAGTGCAGAACCTGATGTAAAATCAAGAACTTTCTGAAACTGTTGAAACTTTAAAGTGGTTTCAAACACAGCCTCTCCAAATGCTTTTATTTGGCTAAAGGCAAAAACTCCGGCAATGGCTGTGCCTGCTTTGGTAGCAAGACTTGTAAGCTGGCTCATATTCTTGCCAGTATCTTGACTTTCCTTGTTGAACTTTTTAAGTTCACTTAAAGCCTGCTTCTCCTCATTGCTTAACTTATCAAATGCTTGAGCAGCAGTTTCAAGATTGGATGTCTCAACAACATACCTAATCTTAATATCATTATTGGAAATAGTTGCCATGTCTTTCTATTTGTGGCAAAGTTACAATAAAAAGCCCCCCAATTTGGGAGGCTCTTTGAACTTAAATGAAACACATAAAAAAAAAGTATCTTATCTCTGACTCCTCTTGGACTTCTGCTCGGCAATCCAAGTGGAATAGATTAAATAGTATTCATAAACTGGCCTTTCGACCAGGAATTTAGCTCTGTAAGCATCTCCACCTGCGATTCTAAGGACTTCGCTAAATCGCTGTCTGTGTTGTCTAATAATTGAAGTCCAATAATGTGCTTCAGGTTGTTTAGGCTTTGGAGAGTTTCTGCCTGCAAATAGGTCGGAAAATTCATGCTGTATTCTGTCAAAGAGGGAAGATAAGCGTACTCCGGCAGATTCAAAAAAAAACCTTCTACATCATTGGACTTCATCCAATGCTCAAGCTTGCTTTTGTTGTATGGATACTGGTAGTCAAGTGGATTCTCATTTTCATCAAAGTAAACAACGGTTGCAAGCTTCAACTGCCTAAGCAGGCTGACAGATATCTCCATCTGCTCCTTGAGCCTTGAGGCCATAATACCTACCTCATAAAGCTTCTTGTCATCCTTCTTCTTCTTGTCCATGAGCAAATTGATTAGCCCATTGTTCCAGCCTCTTAAGAAGTCAGGATTGATTTGCCAAAGCTCCTCGGTGAATATATCCCTGGCAGCTACTGCTCTTTGAAATGGCACATTTACCTCAGATACGAATTTAAAGTATTTGACACCTCCTGAAATAAAGGCATACTCTATTTGATCCCATCTGTCTTTCGGGGCTACTCCTTGATACCTTGGTTTTTCCGGATGATTGACAACATCCGTTTCTGCATTAACGACAGGAGGAGGAGAAATAGATGGTTTGCGCCTAAGAAAATTGAACATAAGTAAAATGGTTGGTTAAAGATTAGACAAGAGATAACCAGGAACTGCCATGCTCCTGAGCAATAAGGACATTCACCAAGTGGCTTGGCCCACAAAGTCGGCAACTTCTGAATTTGGTACAGATACCACTGCCCAATCGGATGATCGTCCAGTAGGTAATCCAAAAACAAGGAAAAAGCTGCACTGATCAGAGCAATCAGAGTCAATGTCAGTAGGTTGAGAATCATGTGGGAGTTCAATAATGCAGCAGCCTCTTCGCTTGCCACCACAGGAAGCAATAAGTTCATCATACATAATATGGGTCAGGGATTAAATCGTTGAATATGTTTAGGACTACCTCATTAATGCCTTCATCATTTCGATAGGTTGGCGCAAAGCTGAAGCAGATGGTTGAGTATGTTAAGCCATCAACAGCTACGAATTCATAGACCTTCTTATTGGTGGGATTAATGAACTCTAACTCATATTGACCGCCATAAGGATTGAAAAAACCATCAGGACAGCCTGCCAAATCAATCTCAATGTAACCGAGGTAATCAATGTCTAACTGCTGGCTGATGCGAGCATTCACCCCAGGCTTATTGATGTTGATGATGATTGAATCCTCAGGGTAAGATGGTGGCACAAAAATCAACAAAGCATCAGGACAACTGTTGAGAGGCTCACAGGCTTTGAAACAATTACTGCAACATTGTGCCATACTTTTCGAGATTGAAGTTACTGGTGATCTCTGCAAAATTAGAGAAAATAAAATAACGGAAGGCATCTAAAGCATGTGACTTGTCAGGATTCTTATTCTTCCATGGGTCAAGGCTTCCCTGCCTGCTTACCTTGGCTTCTTTCAGGTCAATGACTAACTCATCACACCTTTTGCCACTAATCTGCACCTTAGCCTTCTGAAGAGTCAGGATGGTGACCAGCCTGCTTGCTATGTGGCTTGGGTTTGACCTTGGCACTTGGATTTGCATGTCACCTATGCCGAGATAGTTTTTGATGAGAGCATAAGCTGAGATGTTGTCCTGAGTGAATGCGTTTCTGCTTGCTCCTGATGCATCACCGTTGATGATGTATGTCATATCAGGAAACTCTTGCTTGATGGTTTGGCATAAGGCTGCAAGATCACCAACACGGTAAACTTTAATTACATTGATGGTGGCATAAAACAAGCCTTCTGATGAGTTCTTGATGTATTGGCTTACAACGCAAGTGTTAGTCACATTGAAGTCAAAGGCAAGATATAGATTGTGAATCGGAGATGCTTTGATGTAGCCCTGGTAAACATGCTTGCTAAAGTCGAAGCTTGTGGCAAAAAGCGACTCCCTATCCCAAATGCCCCACTGCCCCAAGGCATAAACCTCATAGTAAGTCTGAGATACTTCTTTGAGAGCCTCCATTCTGACAGGGTATTGGTCATCAAGAAAGTCAAGAGCATCCAAGTAAGTGCCGTGAAGCCTCAGCACATCATTGGCTTCCTTCTGTGGCACATCGTCAAAGAATCTCTTTTTAATCCAATGACTGTCGGAGACAGGATTAAAGGTTAGAAAGAATCTCTTTGGATGCTCAGACTTACCCCGAAGTCGCAATGTGATTTGAGTGAAGTCCTCAAGTGTCAGCTCTGTAGCTTCCTCAATCCAAATGTACTTTGCCTGGCTAAGTGACTTTAGCTTTTCGGGGTCATCACATCCAAGAAATATAATCTTGTTGCCACCAGATTGAATCTCTAAGTACCCAGTCTTAACTCTGCAAAGCTTATTCAAGCCCCACTGAGTTATCTTGTTTTGAAAGTCTGCAAAGACTGAGTTTCTCAGAGTGCTGGCAACCTTCCTTATCACAAAGTAAGTTTGAAACTCATTGTTTCTGTGATCGCATATCTCAGCCAGCAGCATCTGAATCATGGTCTGACTTTTGCCACTTCCTGCACCACCCCAAAGGATATTATAGGTCTTGGGGTCAGTTACTGCATTAAGATATTTCTCCTGCCATAGGTCAGGACTTGACAAATCAATCTTTGCCAAGTTACTCTGATGCTTTAGCCTCCTTTGGACTTGTAGGTCTGATGACCTCTGTCATCTGCATGGTGACTTGCTCCTGGTTCATGAGGCCCAAGTCTCTTGCTATGATGTTGTGATTGAATAGGCCACTTGCAGCCCCCTCCAGCTTGCTTGTGTAGATGGCTTGCTCTATGCGTGTAAAGACACTACCAAAATCTTTTGATTTAGTCTTATACTCTGAAAGCTTAGTCCAGCAGGAGAAGCCACATGCAAGAGCAAAACCTTCTTTAGTCAGCAATCTTTTTTTAGGCAATCTGACCTCAGTCGCATCCTTACCCCTAAAGTCTACCTCAATCAAAGGAGTTTCTTCTGCCCACTGAACATACTGTTCAAAGTTCTCAAGGATTTCTTCAGGAGTTTTAAACTTCCCATCAAGGCCATGCTTTAGCCTTAACATCCAACATTGATTTCCCTTAGGTGCTGCCATAATTTGTACCGGCCTTTCAGCCTTAATTTTGTGGTTATTTTAATAAGTTATAAAAATCGTTTTTCGGGGCAATCTGATGAATCCAGCAACTGTACTTTGAAACTATATTTTTGCCAAAGAACTCATCAACTGCCTTTTTCACTCCTTCCCAATCGGGATAATCATGGCCTGCAATTACTCCTCCTTGTTTCACTTTTGGAAACCAGGCATTTATGTCTGCAATTACATTATCATAGTCATGAGATGCATCAATAAAGCAAAAGTCAAGTGATTGATCTGCGACAAGTTTAGCAGCTTCAATGCTTGTAGATTTGACCGGAATGATTAAGCCATTTAGTGGCTCAATATTCGTGAGAAATTCATCGTAAAGAGTTTTTTCTTTAATGGCCTTAATGTCTTTGGTAAATTCACAGCCTGCCCAAGTATCAACACATGTAAAAGAATGTTCTTTTCCGCTGTTTATGATTTCCACCCCCATGTAAACAGATGATCTGCCTTTCCAAGAACCTATCTCATAGAAATTGCTTTTTGGCTGGAAGTAATTAACTGCTGCTGAATAAAGTTCAGGATAGCTAAACCAATCTTCACCGATATCTTGAAAGTAATGATTCATTGCTACTTCTTCTTTACCAATATCTTGATAATAGTGATTCATTGCTACATTTTCTTTTTAGCTGCTTTCTTGGCCTTCTTAGCAACAGAAAGAGCAATGGCAACGGCTTGCTTTTGCTTCATTTTTGGATGTTTCTTAAGTTCTGTAGAAATGTTTGAACTTATAGTTTTTTGCGAATACCCCTTTTTTAATGGCATAGCTTTAATTGTTTAAGACAAAGGTAAGTGTTTTAGGATTGATTCGTAAAGCTCAAGTTGATTCTGCCAACGAGATTGGTAACCAGGAGTCAGGTTGGTTTCAAGTTTTGCTCTAAGTGCCTTGCACTTTCTCTTTAGCATAAATCGAAGGTCTTGTAATTCCATAAGTTTTGGTTCTTCTGTGTAAATTAAATCTTGTGAATATGTTGCTGTGCCTTCCCACATGCAAGGCACTTGGCTGATATTGATATTATTCATAGTTTCTAAGTCGCATTAAAGGCCCATCAAATTTCAAAGGTTTGATTCCGGTTGAACCTGATCGCATTTTGACTTGGTCAATAATACACAAATTTTCATTAGGGTATTCTCTGTCTCCTATTTTGGTTGTGCTGGAAGCTTCATAATAAAATTCAGGCCGAAGCATCATCCAAATTACATCGGCATCCTGTTCGATGCTTCCTGATTCCCGAAGGTCTGACATCATCGGCATCTTATCCTGTCTCTCATCAACTCGCCTGCTTAATTGGCTCAAGGCAATAACTGGTATTTGCAATTCTTTGGCAAGGAGTTTTAACCCTCTTGAAATTTCTCCGATTATGTTTACTCGGTTTGTTTCTTTAGGATTGACCGATTCCATAAGTTGGAGATAGTCAAGGAAGATGATTTTAATTCCAAACTTGTTCTTCCACATGGTAGCCTTGGTTCTTAGCTTTCTGATGTTAAGGTAACCATCCTCACTTATTTCCAAGTTCCAATCAGCCATCCTATCAACAGCCCTTTTTAGTGAATCCTTGTCTAAGTTATTTAGTTCATTCTGCTTGATTTTGTAAGCATAAACTTCAGACTCTTGGCTGGC